CTCTTTCAGGTCACGATTGCCGGACAGATACCAGAGAAGCTCACCGACCGCATACCTCATGGGCATATTGCGAATCTTGTTGAACATGATACAGCGGGTGGGGTCCTCAATCACGGTGATGGCATTGATAATCTCACCGACAACGTCACCGTCTCTGGAAGTATTTTCCTCACCCATACCAGCCAACATCTTGTACCAATGTTCAAAGGCTTCATCGGCTGTCCGACACTTAAAGAACTCATTGAACAGCATTATAAACCTCCATCATCTTATCCACAAACTCGTGGACATCCATAAACCTCAGGTGCTCCCGAAGATACCCGATGATTGCCGTACGCTTAGCCGGATTGTACTTCAGGTCATAAACCCTGTCAATCACATCAGCCTTACTTCTCACCGTGAGATAATCAGCAAATACACCGGCATACTCCTTAATGGTCATTTCCCCATACTCCTCAATGAACAGGGGAACCGTACCATAGAAAATTGCCTCAATAATTCTGGCCGTCATAAAGTGGTAGTCACAGTACTCACGTTTAGCCAAGAGAACCGTCGCAATGGATGAACCATACACGTCTCTCATATCGGCCGTCTGGAGCCTGGAACCAAACCGAATGTTCGGCCACCTCTGTTCACTGTCCCGACCGGACTCTTTCCAGTTACCATAAACGGTGACACCTTTAATCTCGGTCGGGATATACTTATCGATGCACCAGTCACGTTCATACCGATTACCTATGTATACCAGGTTACTCGGTTCAACCTCACCACGACTGAAGTCATGGATGCCGAACTCATTGATGTTAGCAAACCAGAAAGGAATCTCTACCCTTTCAGCCTGGTCAATCGCCGACCACTTATCGCCGAGCTCGAACAACCATGTCTTGGGGTTCTTCTCTTTCAGACCCTCGAAAGTTACCTCGTCAATCTTGTAGTCGAGGTCGAACAGAATCAAGGGAATCTCGTGCTCGGCACAATAGTCAATCAAGGACTCCTGAATCAACAGGTCGGGCTGCCAATTGGGATTGAGCTTCTGGTCAAGGTCAGTGTTACGACCGGGAATCTTCATCCGCCACTCGTGGAGAATCAAGTCGGACTTATCAACCCTATGTCTGTCCCAGAGGGTGAACAGAATATCCTTTGTCAACATCATCAGGTCCACGTTGTTGTAGATACACTTGAGCATATTGACATAGGCATCAGTCCGCTCTCTGTGGCACCAAGCACTGAACAGGTTATTATTCTTCAAACCGAAACCGGGCTTGTCACGGTTCGGCATCAACTGAATCACTGTGTGACCCCTTCTCTGGAGCTCATAGATAATTGACCATGAATAAAAGGCATTACCATCAGGAGTACTGGCCGGCCTCTCATTCTGGTCATACTTAGTGTCACCGAGGAAACCCCAGTAACTATAACCAATCTTCATTGTTAAACCTCCATCATATCTTCTGTATAACCAATATATATTATAATAATATTATATCAGTCATACCTCCGCTGACAAAGCAGATTACACTCACCATCATAGGGGCAAACGATATTCTCGGCCCCCTTCAGATAGTCGGCAAAACTCATGGTACAGATGTTGCCAATAGGAGGAGCGCTCATGTAACTCTGACAACGGACAATATCGCCGTTGGAATACACAGTGAACACAGACGACTGACTGTCACACTTAGGTTTCTTTCCACTGAGCATATTCTCAATGAACCGGACATCCTTATCGAACAACATGTCCTTATAATCCAGAATCTGCTCAAAATTATGAGCCACAATCTGAGACTTACCATCAGAGTGCAGCAAAGCCATTTCTTGGGCCAGACAGAAGTAAATCTTATCCACACCAATGGACTTAAAGAACTCCATGTCCTGGGCAAATGTACCCTCATTATAGGCCGAATAGGTATAGCTCAACTTAAAGGGTACATGATAAGTCTGAGCCCACCGGACGAATACCCTGATGTTATCCAAATTACCCACAGCGCCACGAATCTTGTCGTGATTGACACCATCGCAGCTCACTGTTACACTGGGAACCTCATACCGAGTAATAAGCTGCGTCAGCCACTTAAGGTTAATCGCATTGGACAGCAGCGTATAATTGACTCTCTCGTCCGCCAACATCTGGAGAACAGCCTCAATCTGAGAATGGAGGATGGCTTCGCCGCCACCAATAACAAAGTCGGCAGTCTTATCAGACCGAACAATATCCCAAATCTGAGCCACACTAAGCTCTTCGGGAACTTTGTTCTGCCAGATAGTACAGGTCTTACAGTGACTGTTGCACATATTGGTGATGTACAACTGAATCAAGTTCTTATCCCGCATATGCCTTTCAACTCCTTTACCACATTATCGAACCCTGCATACTTTGTTCTATACTTACATCCAATCTTGGACAAATCATACAGAGCCCTCATATAATTTTCGTGCATGGTCAAATCTCTGCCATGTTCCATAGAGGACCGTCGTACATCTGTGGCCTGAACCCATACCAGAACCACATTATCAAGTTTACCCAAACGCTTATCAATATCCACCATCGACGGATTGTTATAATCGCGGTCATACAAACCATACACATCCTCGGTGAAATGGAACCTGTCAAGGACTACATTGTCCACTAACCCTTGCTCAATTAAGTTCATAAGGGTGTTAATCTTCTCCGTGTTGACCTGGATATTACCATAAGGGTTTTCATCGGTCATATAGCGGAAATCATCACGGAACCTTTCGTACCCCAGTGCTCGGCATATCTTCTCCACCAAAGTAGTCTTACCCACTCGGTCAATGCCTTCAACAATAATGACCATACACAAACACCTCAAATACGAGTATGGGGAGAGGCCGAAACCCCTCCCACATATTCACTCGTTACTACTAATCCGGCCTTCCACTGTTGTAATCTTATCAGCAATAGCCTTAGCCAACTGCTCGCCGGTGAACCCAGAGAACATCGCCACATTCATCAACACGATGAAGCAATCAGCAATCTCCTCCAACTTGGCCTCAGGCTCAAACTTGGTGTTACGAAAATTCTTCCACCGCTTATCAGCATCAAGGACCTCGCCGATTTCAGACACCAACTGCTGAACATGATACGAACACAACGGAGGGAAGTCGAACGGCAAATCCTTAGTCCGGGTAAGCATATCGACATAGTCGTTATACAACCCGGACCGAAGCATATGCTCCTGATTCTTTTTCTGCCGCTCAAAGAGCTCTTCCAATGGAGTGTTCATCATTCATCCTCCCAGTCGTCCTCTTCCTCGTCGTCGCCCCAATCATCCTGGGCTTCGTCATACTCCTCCAGCTGCTTGATGTAATACTTCTCCGACTTCTTGGGAGCCACATCAAGGCCCCGTTCCTTACAGAGCTTATACAACTCCCTGGCGGACATCTCGGAGTAGTCAGGCTTGTCGTCCTCTTCCTCGTCGTCCTCCATGTCATCGTCATAATCATCATCGTCCTCGTCCTCTTCGGGCTCAGACCGCTTTTTATTGACCTTACCACTGGACTTAGCCGGCCGCTTCTTACGAGGAGTATCATCCTCGTCCTCGTCATCCTCAGCATCCTCACACGGGAAGGCCTTATCCAGAATCTCCAGGACCGCCTTCTTACTGAATGGCTTAGCCTTGGCATTCCGGAACTTGACCTTATCCATGGGAACACAAGAGAACGTCTTGTTCTGCTGCTTGCCAGAAACGCTGATAACATAATCCCGGTCGGTCAGCGTACCATAGTTCTCATACATGGCCATCAGAGCCGGAATGGGAGAACAGTTATTAACCGGGAACATAAACAGCTGGGCCTCTTTGGTCTCATAGTTCCATACGGACCAGACATACTGACTGCGGGTCCGAAGGGTATCATCCTCGCAGTACGGACAGTTGCGGCCGAACATTTCCTGGCAGGGAACATTGATACCCCTCTCAAAACTATCATGGAACACAACCTCCATGCCGTCGTCCACATCCTGCAGGAACCGAACCCGAATCTTGGTGCCTTCCTTGAAGTAAATCAGCTTGCTCTTGTTCTGACCCGACTTCTTGGCATCGCGTTTGATGTTTTCAAACAAACCCATCGTAAAGTCTCCTTTGCTTATCTTTAAGCGCCACGATAAACTCTCATTGTCCTCTCGTAGCACTTTTGGAATGTTTTCTTGTCCATCTCTCCAGGGTCTTTCACGCCTTTGAGATATTGAAACCTTGTCACTTCAAACACGGTCTGCAAGTACTTTGTTCCCTTTCGACCGCATTCATCGTTATCTAACGCACTTATAACTTTTGTCACACCTTTTTCCTTTAATTTCTTTTCTTGTTCGGCAGACATTTTCCACCCAAGAATGGCAACAACATTAGTTACCCCGAATTGGACAAACTTAAGCATGTCCATATAACCCTCGACCACAAACACATATTCTTCTGAACCATAACTACCTACCAGAGTTGAATACCGACTGAATCCCTCATTGTACAGGTACTTTCGTTTCTTCTCAATATCAGCCCTCATGGTCCTACAAACCCAACCTCTAAATTTGCCATTGTCAAGCATGGGAAATATCAGACCATACGAACTATTGTAAGTAATCTTGGCTCGTGCCTTGGTCAAAGTTTTAGGACTAAACCCTCGCTTTTCCATATATTCTCTTGCATGTAAAACCTCCTCTATATCACTGGGACTTTCCCAAATGATTTTGGACAGACCATGATAATAGTCATAGGCTTCATCATACAACTCTTTGCTGGGCTTTACTGATGCCTCCAGCATAGACCGCGAAATATGTATGTCACTACACTTCTTGGACTTCAAGATTTTAAGATACCGGCTGTAGGCTATTAGGTCATTGACACCGTGATACTTCACTTCCATCTCTTTGACAAAACGTTTAGCATCACCTGTCTTATTACACCCAAAACAAAACCATCGACCTGTTTTCAAGTCTATCCTCATTGAGGGATTTACATCGTCATGGAATGGACAAACAATCTTCTGAACAGGAGTTGAAACACTTGGTATCAGGTTGTAATACCAAAGAACCTTTGCTAAGGCCTCGCCTTCGTTTACCTGAGTCTCCTGCATAGTCAATTCCTACTTCTCTGTAAATCTATAACTCGGAGTGCCGAGCTTCACCTCACCGCAAGCCTTCACCTCACTCTCGTCAACCTCACCGAGGTCCACCAACTTTTCCAAAGCCTTTTCATCCACCTCTTCAGTGATTGAAACACACTTCAGAAAATCCTGCCAATCCACACCGGCATCTTTGAGCAACTGCATGAGCCTCGCCCAGTTAGTCACCTCATACTTCTTACGGAGAATCTTCTTGCGCTGAGACTTATCAAGTACCCCGCGAAGAGCCTCCGTATCCCAAAGCACTTTGACCGGTTGCACCCTAGTCATGACCAAAGATTTCAGACCAGTGAAATTGACCTTACCACTGACGTCAATCTCCACCTTACCATCATCATCCATGGCCGCATCATAGTACCGGTCCATCTGCTGTTTGAACTCGTACTTCGCATCCTCATGGGCACGCTGCACATGCTCAAACGTTCTTTTCTGCTGGTAATAATAGAGAGCAAGCTCTCTCACGAAGTCTTTAATCGACTTTGTTTGTACCTTCATCTTTCTCCACCGTTCCTTTCAACATATTGTAGACGCCTCTGGGCCACCGCTTATTGGTATGTACCCAAATCACGTCGTCGAAAGAAATGATGAACTCCTTACCATACTTGGTAACTACCTTGAGCTTGCGGTTCTTGGTAGACCGCTTCTGGACCATGGCCGACTTTGCCTTATTGGGGCCGGTCTTGAACGCCACCAAGGTACCAACCTTGACGTTCTCGACATACTTACTGTGCCGCTCCAGCCGCTCCTCGTCAGACAGACCGTTCTCCTGCTCCTCGGGAACCTCAACCTCGGGAGCCTCCTCAACATGGGCAGGCATCAGCTCAAGCTTATCGGCCTTGAGGATGGCCTCAATCAGCTCCTCCTTGGGAAGCGGCTTACCCTGCTTGTACCGGGTGATACCGAGCTCCTTGGCCTTGGCCATCAGCTCTGTCTTGTTCATACCCTGCAGATTTTCCTTAGACATATCTATTGTCTCCTTTACTCAATTTGTTTGGCTCTCGCCCAAATTATACGACCCTGATGGTCAAATTGGTAACCTCGATATACTTGCCGCAGATAATATTGTCAGCCCTCTCATACACCTGCAGGCTCATGATATGTAGGGCATACTTACCGGACTTCTGTGTCGCCAGATAATCTCCATCCGGTTTGTCCATATTGATTGACACATGTTCTTTCGTGTCTTTCCGTATGAACGAAACACTTAGCTTCATGCAACCACTCCTTTTATTTATTTTATTTATTTGGAACCTTGTTCACCGAACACTTTGACAACTCGTCAGGACTTGAGGTATGTCCCATTTCCCTCAACCTGTTTATATTATATCATAAACGTTTCCATCTGTCAATAGGGAAAGTAAAATTTTTTCAAATTATTTTTCGGGCCGCTCAGGCCTCCCAGTGACGGTTATATATAATATAAGAAACGTTTCGTCTTTTTGTAAGCAATGGAGGCCCCAGACCTCTCACATCTGGGACCCCATCACTTCTGCCACTACCTACTAAAGGAAGTCATTCTCTCTTGAGCATTTTTCATAGGTCTCCTCGATAATCTTGATGCTCACACGTGCTCTGTCATTTTCAAACTCGGCATGCTCACGACAATACGTTTTGTAATAGTTGATGTCCTCAAAAACATTATTAAAATGCTCTTCGGAATGTCGAACCTTACGACGTATCTCGTCTGCAAACTGAAGAATCCGACGGCGTGTATCGAGGGCCTTATCTTCTTCTCGCTCTCTATCCTGGCGAGAATTATGCTTTTCGAGCTCTGACAATTTTCCTTTTACTTCGGCCAACTCCTTGGTCACCTCAGCATTAAAAGCCTTACCGATAGCTGTGAAACCTTTTGTTATCAACTTACCGATAAATGACCAGGGGTTGACCTTGATGGGAGCGATTTGCACGAGGGTCATTACCAAAAGCAAACCGCCCCCACCAGCTAAAAGCTCTTGGACGTTCATGTTGCATTGCTTCCTTCCGCTGTGATTACTCCTCGACAGCCAGTTCGCCGAGGTCCAGACCCTCCAGAACAGCCTTCACCTTGGGCTTGATGATGTTGGGCACATCAGCAAACTTATACGGCTGACTGGTCTTGGGATTGGTCGCTCCCTTGATGATAAGGGTCGCATACACTTCCGCCATAACCTGCTCCTCCTTTCTCAGCAAAGTGAAAATTATGAAAAGCCGAATACTATTCAGCATTTTCACCACCATCCAAAAGGGCTGCAACCTGAGCCCGAATGATAGTCGGCACATCCTCAATCTTATACACCTTACCGGTCTTAGGATTGACCGTACCGTTCCGAATCAACGACGCATATACCTGAATCATATTGGTCTACCTCCTAACCCAACAGCATTTCATATACCTCAACCAACCCAATCTGGGCCTGGGTAAGCTGGTCCTGAACCGCAGCATACTGAGCCATCTGAAACTTGATATATTCATCGGCATCATATCGCTGCAGGTCACACTCCCAAACAGTACGAGTGGTACCATCCTGAGGGTCGGTCTTGGTCTTTTCTTCACAACGAGTAACCACATCCACCCCAGACTTATAGACCATGGGGCTCTGAGGCTTATGGTCAAACTCGACGTTAAGCAGCTTCTGCATACACCTTTCCTCCTTTATCAACCAACACCCTGTCATGGTACTCCTCCACATAATCCCAAATCACATCTACGTACTTTATTCGTAGCCAATTTGAATAACTATGCTTTAGCCAACCACACAAACTGTTGATTGCAAAATATAGTTTTCGATTTATCATCATGCCTTGATTAACCCGCCACTTGATTGTCGAACTCACACGTTTCAGAGAAGTGGCTATCGTCTTGCGAAGTCTGATATTATCGTGGGTGAATACATACCCCACAAAATCCAGACCTCTATCTTCAACCCTGAACAAGGACCAACTCTCTTTTACCTCAAGGTGAAGCTCTTCCCTCATGTACCGTGTAATCTCAACTATCAGCTGCTGTAGCTCCTCTTTTGAACTCGCGAAGAACACCATATCATCCATGTACCTAAAGTAATGTTTCACCCCAAGCTTCTCTTTCACATAATGGTCAAAGTCACTGAGATAAATGTTACCAGAATACTGACTGATATAATTACCGATTGGAACGCCGGTATCTGGACAACTATCCAATATTTCATCGAGAAGCCACAAAAGCTCTGGGTCCTTAAACAACCGACGATACTTTGCCTTCAGTATGTCAATATCAATGCTCGGATAATACTTCCTTACATCAATTTTAAGACACCACTGAGTGCCAACCGGGTCATTTCGCATAGCCTTTATAACTCGTCTCCGAGCCAACTCTGTTCCACGACCCGGTATAGCACTATAGGTATCGGCTGTCATGTTGCGAATCAAATACTTCTCAATCACTTGTAAAATTGCCCACTGACAAATTCTATCTGGAAAGTAGGGTAGCTTATAAATCTTGCGAAGCTTCTTGCCTTCCTGTTTTTCAAAGATGTCATACTCAGAAGTATGGTAAGTATGATTCACCAGCATATCCTGGAGTTCTCCGAGATAATAAGCTGGGTCCTCATTCACCATCTTAACCTCTTGGTAAAACCCTTTACCTTTTCTCGCCTGTTTGTGGGCAAGCTTTAAGTTATCCATACTGCATATCTCAGCATACAGATTGCCTACCCTTTTCATATATTGACGATTCCTCTCGTTGTTATTGTGTAATTATACGCCAACCTTTCGCATCCGTAACAGCAAGCTGTGGATTGCTACTAAGACAGCCTTAAACGATTATTTTGCCCACTGGCTAACATCATCCGTTTTTCATACTGCGATGAAAGCAGTCAAGCACGGATACTCCCCACACAGACTTAACCCCTTACGGGGTCTTACACTAAAAGCCGTGAACTGATGTTCGCATTCGCATTCGACGTGGTATTGTTCAAATTCCAGTAGAACGTGCTGGCTTTGCCTGCATTATTCCAATTGCCACTGAAATTGACAACATTAACAGTTTTTCTTTTCTGTTATGGTCTTTGTTCATCGGTGGAAAGCTACCCTAATTAACTTTAAGCTGCTAAGCTAATGCTCAAGCAACATTTTTTCGACAAAGCCGCGAACCGACGTACGCATCCGCATCCGACGCGGCATAGATCAAATGCCAGCAGAACGCGCCGGCCTCGCCCGCATTACGCCAACGGCCACCGAAACGGACAACACGGATACCGGTATTCTTCCACATCGTATCACAGAAGAATGTAGCATCAGAACCACCATTGGTAGCCTTGGGCAGGAAAATGGCATCTTTCGTACCCTGAACAACAGTAACATACTGACCAGAAGTACAAGCCGACATGGACAGAGGTCCGGTCTCGTAGCCATTGTGGTCGTCACTATACTTGGCAGGGTCCCTAGTGATATAGATATTATCACCATCAGCAGTAATACCATCCACCCACTCCCAAAGGTCACCGTAGAAATGCTCAACCCCAAGGAACTTAACACCATTGACACCGCCGGCATCTCCCCAACAGAACGGACGTGCATTCATGGTGCCAGTCTGAACACAGGCAGAGTTACTGCTATTGGTACGGCCAGCACCGAGGACAGACTGAGAAGCCCGGGAGCCATACAACAGGATATACATGCACTCCCAAAGGAACACCAGGGAGTAGTCATTCTGGCTGTACTCATTACCACGAGCCTTGGCCTGGTCCCTGAACACCGCTCTGGTCTGACTTACCGTAGGAGTTACACCAGAAATACTCCTCAACTGACCACCCTGGGTAAAGGCCTCATATGCCCCACGGTACCGGAACTTCTGGTCTACCCCACCGACATCATTGAAGGCGAAGTAGCCATCATCCTGACCGTTGGAGATAGTCAAACCAATACGACCACCAGAAGCAACATATACCTTATAGTACAGCTGGCCGACCTGAATCATCACATCGCCGTCGTTACCGGTGAGAACAGAATCAGATACACCATCGGCCTTCTTGGTGTAGTTATCCTTGAGCAGGAAATACTCGGGAGCAGCCTTACCAGGTTTAATCACACAGGGCTTGAAGAAGTCCAGAATCTCGTGATTGGCCCAGGACTTCATATCAGAACCGCTTGCCGGCGTGAACCCCGCACAATCATCTTTGTAAGTGAAACTGGCAGGAATACCATCCGAACCATTATCGAACTCAATGGTCAAATGGAAGGCCGGCGAATATGTATAATTGAACGTAAAGTTTCTCGTGCCACCAAGCACCGCAGTGAACTCAGCTGTTTCGGTCTTATCGACCTTATACTTCTCGGGCTTGGTAACAGACACCTTAGCCCTCTTCCCAGGTTCCACCACAAAGTTTACCGAACCAGCAGCCGACAGAGTTTTCACATCAGTGGTGCCATCGGTCAGATTATGCAGCGTAATGGAGACCGGAGTAAACTCAACGGCATCATCCACCGTGATGGCCACATTGACTGCCTCACCCCGCAGATACGTATAGGAGAAAGACACATTCCTCGTACCGGCCAGCTGAGCCGTATAGGGGCCGACCTCAGACTTGTCCAACATATACTTCTCTACAGAACTCATTGTGACCTTATACACATTCCCAACCGGAATGACAAAAGAATAAGTGCCGGCCTGAGTAATCGTTTTCTGCTCAGAGTTACCAGTAGTCTGATTCTGAACAGTAATAGTGGCCGCCGAGAACTCCACATTATCATCGACAGACACCGTCACATTAACAGTCTCCCCACGTTGGTAGGTGTAGTTAAAGGTGATGGTCCTCTCCTCACCAGGCTCAGCAGTAAACTGCTCACTCTCAGTCTTATCCACCGTATACTTGGCCACCTGAGATACCGACACCTTGAATGTCTCGTAGCTCTTAGCCACCATGGTATATGTACCAGACTTGGTAACTGCGATGGATTCATCCGTACCCTGAGTGAGATTATGGAGGGTCACCGTACAGTTGGTAAACTCCTCCATGTCATTGATGTTAACAACGACATTGACCACCTCACCGGGAAGAGGAGTGGCCGTGGACCTGTTGGCCTCAACAGCACTCCCATTATAAACACCGGCCGATGTGTAGGGGAAAGCAGAGAAGTAGTAAGGAGTACCCTCGGTAAGGCCACTCACCACAAAGTTCTCATTCTCATACCGACCAATCACTTTGTTATCCACCACCGGGGTGCCCTCAAACGGAGTAGCCGGATAATCGGTAGTGCTCATACGAATAACCACACCGGCTACGGTGTTAGCTTTGGCACCATTGGGACTATACCTCGAATCCAGAGGCTCCAAGAACTTAAGCCCAATCGAAGTAGCACTGAGGCTTCTCGCCTCGAACTTTCTCATATTGTCAGGGGCAATTCCCAGCTTACCAACAATCTGGTCAACCGCCCATTTTGCATCGGGAAAACCCATTATATAACCTCCTTAGCTTCAGTAATCACCCGACCATCGGTACTAAAGGTGATTGATTCAGTTTTAACTTTTACATTATTTACGTAGTAGTCCTGCGTAATATGCGTAGGGTCTACAAACGTTGTGACAATTGTCTGTTCTGTACTCACCTGAGTAATCGTCTTGCCATCGGCAGAGAATGTAGTCGTACGGTCAATATAACCATCTATCTTTTCATTCACCTTATCAATGGCGTCCTGAAGTTGACCAGCCACATCACCAGATAACTGCTGTTTGATATTGTCAAACCAGTAATAGAACTCTGTTGTCCACTGGGTAGTATGGTCCGTGTACCACTTCTCGTACTTTGCCTTCTCAGCATCTGTCCAATCAGTATAATCACCCTCCATCTTGGAGACAAAGCTAGCATACGCCTGCTTCGTAACGTTGATATACTGAGCCATCGCATCTTCCTGATTCTGAACCCAGGTATTATAATTACCCTTGGACGTAGCAATAAACTGGTCATAAGCTGCTTCAGCAGCAGCAATGTAATCCAAATATGCCTGCTGCTGATAAGCTGTCCAGTCATTGTAGTCCTTTTCATTGGTAGACTTAAACTTACTAAAGTAATCCTGGAACTGATTCCACAAATCGGTGGTATCTACCTGCTCAATCAACCCAGTAACAAAACCACAAACATTTGTATTCATACGCATATCTGTGATATTGGACTGAGTAATACCTACCACACCGGCCCCTACGTTAATCTGAGCCAACTCCAAATCATAGAAGTCAGCATCACGACGAATCTGAGGGACCGCAGGGTTAGCAGAGGGAGTACCCTCAATGACCGTGAGATACATATTCCTTTCGGAGTTACTCCACCTAAGCACTACCAAGTCAACACGACTTAGTACACCATCGGCCACAGACAGGTCCAAAGCATAGTTATCGGTATTGCGGTACCAATAGCCATTTATCCAGCCCTGACCAGAAAGCACATCGACTTTCATAACCGCCGACGGATAAGCAACAACCTCAAGCTGCTGCATAGACTTACCAAAGACACCGTTGCCAATAAAGCTAGCAAAATACGCTGCAAACGTCTCAGCCAAGTACACTCGGTCATACTCTTCGCCAGCCAACTGTGCATTAAAGAATCCACATTCCTGAGCCATGTCGCTTCACCTCCTGTTCTTATAGTACAGAAAACTTTACTTTCTGGAGCAATGTAGGATATGAATACCCAAACGTGAGAACCAGATTGTACTCTTCATCATACTGCTCCTCGACATTTGTAATCCTTGCCGAAACAATCACACCTAATTGCTCGTCAATAACCGTCACCTTATCACCCTTAACATAATCCACACCAAACTCGTACTGAATGTCACCAAACTGCCGAATCTGTGCTTCAAAGGTTTCGATTATCTCACACTCTGATAACTTTTCATTTCCTCTCTGTGTAAGCACTTCCAGATACTGAGCCGGAGTAAGAGGGGTGGATGTACCATCAGCATTGAACACCTCAGACTGCAAATCTCTTGCATCCACATACAGCTCTTTTCTATCAAAGCCATAAGCATCTACCTTGCCGACCAAAACAGACTTTCGAGCTGTTCCCTTATCCTCACCCTGAACAAGTGCCACATTCTTTTCATCTTGTATGTTGCCATAGTACTCACTTGAAAGAACATCCTCAAGTTCTGTACTAAACACCACTGGGTCATTACCCTCTTTATTGTTCTGTGTTCTATCAGCCCCTTTACGAACCTCAAACACAAGCCTTTTATTTCTGGGGTCAAACAAAACAGAGAAGCCTATATCGCTCTCGCCTGCCACCTGATACAGAGCGTCGTACAAAGCTCCACCGGTTTTCTGATACTGCTGAATCTCATTACCTACCTGCTTATCTTCAGCATTGACCAAATACGGTATCTTGCGCCTATAGTTACTTGGGTTTATAGCACATTTGTTAACCATGCTATACATCAAGGTGGAGGCATGGCCTGAACCAGAAAAGGTTTCATCAATCATTCGCTCCGTCAGATACTTCTCCAATGTCCTGCCTTTGATGTCATAAATCTTTTCACCTTTGTCGTCTACTGTAGCCTTGACAATCTCAATCACTGCAGCATTCTCACCACCACACCAGATTATGTTTTTCTTCTTCAAAAGAGCAGCATTATCAGGAGTGATAGGAGCCCACAGTTCAAACTGAGCATACCCATTATAGGCATCAGGCCAAAGCAAACTGGTATACTGAGAAATATCTCCCAAAGCTTCAAACGTATTATTATCCACCTGGAAAACAGTAATCTGAATCTGCTTGTTTAGTAACATTCTTGCACCTCCAGATACCTATTATAGGAATAGATGTACACTTCCAAGCCATCGAGATTCCTCTCAGCATCATATCTGAAAAGATTATCGCCAACAGCCAGCTGAAGCCATGTACTATCCAAATCCCTATACTTAAAGTAGTTTTCTTCGGCCCCTCCATTCAAAGACCCTACCACTTTCTTTTCCCCCGTCACCGTTTCGACCACAACCTGTTCGCCGGCCGACAGTGTTTTGTTAATCTTGAAGAACTCCTGAGTTTCCACGTTAATGATTGATGGATTTATCACGGTACCCTTAGCTCTGAACACCATACGCATACCTGTCGATACTGCACCGGCATTGTACACGTTAATAATCAGGCTCGGGGTTCTGATGCCAAACATCACTGTCGGATAACCAAGCTCTGTTCCACCAATCATCAACGGGAAATGAAACAAACTCGTTGTAGATGCAGCCTCGATTTTACCCTCAACTGCATCCCTAAACAATGGGTCAAAAGCCGTACCTACAATACTGAATTTGCACACCACATCGTTGTTCTCCTTAATCACCGCCGAATACTTAATCGACGTGTCAGGCAGGAAATCCAAGATGTAGTTTTTATAGGAAATCTCCATCACCTGCTGGGGATTGACAAACCTATTGAGGAAGTTTTTCCTCTGTGTCATTTGGGCCTCAGACTTAGCAATCACCCAACCAGTGATATTGACATCTCTTGTCTCAAGCGAAGTACCCGTCACATATTTACCCACCTGATTTACATACTTGAATGAATGGTGGGTGCTCGTGATTTGACCCCAATCCACACTATCAAGGATGTAATAGAGGGTGGTAACCTTGTCAAGCTCTAACGTGACGTTTGTGGACAGGTTTTTCAACACGATGCCTTCGACCATAGTTAATCACCCTCCTTTGTTAGAACCCTTCAACTATGTCTCTCTCAACCCTACGAACCTGCTTTGCAGCCTCAATCTCGTCAATAGGCTTATCGGTATAGAACACATAGGTCCTGTTAACCGTATCAGAATCATTGCCAGGCTGAGGAGTGAATACCTGAGGATAACGACCATTGCCGCTCGGAGTGTAACCAGAATCAATAATCACGCCATTGGGACCAATCAACTGATTACCCATGTAAACCAAATTGACGAGTTTGTTGGTCATTCCGTCAATGATGTTACCCATCTGCTGCTCAATACCTACAAACCACTCAACCAGATTATCCATGGTATTCATCAAACCAGAAGAGAAGTTAGCAGTCGCAACATCTATGTCGTTAATCGACATGTTATCAATACCCTTGTTAAGGTCTCTTTGCATCATTTTAATAGCACCAGGTAGTGCCTTTTCAAACCCATAAGCTACACCAGGAGGCAACCATCTACCAACCTCGTTTGCCATCACTCTGGACGGAGACTTAATACCCAATGCATCCTTAGCACCATCAACCAAGCCAGAGAAGAAATTCTTAACTTGACTAAAGAAGTGGTCTCGTGCATTTGTGATACCTCTCCAAACACCATTCACGATGTCAGAACCGATAGACATAACCTGATTGGCAATACCGGCTGCTGCACTCTTCACAGCATCAATAAGACTTGTGATAGCCTGTCTGCCTTTGGCCGCTAAATCAGTGGCCCAAGATGTAACCTTACTAAGAGCCGCATCCAGCTGCTCCTTAAACTTGCCAGGCAGTGAAGTGAGTGTACTCACAACATTATTGAGGAACTGAGAGGCTGCATCCTTTGCCTTCTGAATCATAGTGGATGCCCAACTTGTAACGTTCGTAATCGCAGAATCAAGGAAGCCCTTGACCTTACCGGGCAGCTGAGTAAAGAACGATGCAATGTTATCAAGGAACTGTTGACCAACTTCCCGAGCTTTGTTAACCATATTGGTAGCCCAGGTAGTCACGTTGTTCCAAGCCGAATCAATAAAGCCTTTAATTTTGCCAGGCAGCTGAGTAAAGAAACTCACGATATTATCGAGGAACTGCTTAGCCATTTCCCGAGCCTTATTGACCATGTTAGACGCCCACGTCACTACATTTTGCCAAGCAGACGAAATGAACTGCTGAATCTTACCGGGCAGCTGGGTGAACCATGTAACTACATTATTGAGGAAATCTCGACCCATTTCATAGGCCTTCTGAACCATATTGGAAACCCAGGTAACTACAGACGTCAAGGTGTAACCAATAAAATAGCCAACCTTATACGGTAGCTGCTGGAAGAAGTTAACCACATTGTTGAGGAAGTTCGTACCCATTTCTCTGGCTTTATCAACCATATTCCCTGCCCATGTAGTAATGTTCTGCCATACACTCGACAGGAACTGAGCAATCTTCCCGGGAAGCTGTACAAACCAGTTCACAATACCGTTGACAAAGTTAGAGCCAATCTCAACCGCCTTGTTCACCATATTACCAGCCCAAGTGGTAACATTATTCCAAATCTGACTAAAGAAACCGGCAATCTTACCGGGTAACTGCTGGAACCAATTTACTACGCCATGGAACCAATCAACGACTGCCTGCTTGGCTTCATCCCAAGTCATATGCCAATCGGCACCAAACCAATTAGCCACGACCTGAACCATATTCCAAACTGTCTCTCCAATGTTGTCAATCCAACCAATGATACCATTAACAGCAGCCGAAACAATTGTCTCCAGACCCTCCCAGAGCAACGTCCAGTCACCATCTTTGACACCCTTGATAATACCACAAATCACCTGGAATACACCAGCAATCATATCGACTGCCGTAGCCAGAGTATCTGTGATGAATGTCCAAACACCTTCAAACAGCGGGGCAAGCAATTCGCATAGACCTCTCCATGCCGCTTCAATGATTTCAACTACACTCTCAAACTCAAAGCCCAGAGAATTTACTGCATCGACAATCTTTTGGAAACTCGCCGAGATTCTACTCTTGAAGTCCTCCCAAATGCCAATCATCTTTTCTCTGAACTCTTCGCTGTTCTTCCAAAGGTCAGCAAATGCCGCAATCAGCACTACCACAGCCGCAGCCACAGCAGCAAATGCAGCAATAGTACCACCGGTGATACCAGTCAAACCAGTGAATGTGGCCATCAGACCATTCTCACCAGCTAACGACATAAATGCACTGACATTACTGCCAAGTGTTTTCAAAGCGGTACCAAGAACACCAAAAGCAGACTTCAGTTTCGAGAACGTCTGAACCAAGGTTACAGCCGTCGTCATAAACTTACCGAGAATCAAAAGTACCGGGCCAATTGCAGCCACAATAGCTGCCCACTTCAAAATGTTCTTTTGCTGTTCTTCATCCAAAGAGTTAAACTTATTCACGAGCTCAGTCAAACTCTGAAGCAGCTGTCGTAGACCATTCTTCAACAGGTCAGAAATGATAATCTGGGTTGTACCAAGAGCGCTGGTGAACAAATACCAATCACCCTGCAAATTATCCAGCATTTCCTCCTGCATACCAAAGGCCGTACCTAAGCCACCATAAGCATCCTGAGCACCGTAAATACTTGTGGTAAGGTCGTTGAAACTTTCTTCGGATGCCTGAATAACAGACAACATACCAGGTAGAGCACGGACACCAAAAATCTGAACGATTGCCTGTAACTTCTCCATCTCAGTTGTCGGCAAAGCATGTCCATACTTCTCCATGATTTGTTCGCCAGTCATGACCTCACCATTGGCATCCGTTATGTCGATTGCCAATCCACCAAAGGTACCACGCAGTTCCCTCATAACCGTCATAAGGTCTTTTGTAGTACCATCAGTGTTAAACAGCGAAACACCGAACTTTTCCATCTGGGTCGCTGCCTTATCAGATGGGTTAATCAAGGCATTCAAAGCCTGCCTCATACCAGTACCAGCCTGAGAACCTTTGACACCAGCGTTAGCAAACGTACCGAGCATAACAGCCACATCTTGGATAGAATAACCAAATGCACCAGCAACAGGAGCGACATACTTAAATGCCTCACCTAACTGGTCAACATCTGTATTACTCGAACGAGTAGCTTCTGCCAATACGTTAACAAACTCACCAGTATCTTCTGCTCCCTTGCCAAAAGCAGTCAAGCTGTCAGTAACAATGTCCGAAACACGAGCCAGGTCCTCACCAGATGCAGCACCAAGAGCCAGCACACCAGGAATACCATCAAAAATCTGCTGAGCATCCCATCCAGCCAGGCCCATATAGTACATTGCATCCGAAACCTCAGATGCAGAGTAACGGGTTTTTTCACCCATTTCCATGGCTCTATCTCGAATCATATCAAAGTCCTGACCAGTAGCCTTAGACACTGCCTTGACCTGAGACATGCCAGAATCGAAGTCTTTACCTGTTTTGATAGCAGCTGCCCCAGCAGCAACAACGGGAGCTGTGAATGCAGCTGTCATAAGACCACCAGCATTGGACATCGTTTGACCAATAGCGGTGATACTGCCAGATACCGTTGTGCACTTATTTCCCAATCCGGTCAACTGACTTGTGGCACTGTCGATTCCTCGTGCAAAGCCAGAAATGTCCAAATCAAGATAGCCAACTGCTGTACCTAACCCGATAGCCACATTCACACCTCCCTACGCTTACTGATTGGATTTTGTGTACGAGTTTCTCTTATACCCCATGCTCTTGTACATATCAGACGGTCTTGAGTAGTGGGGCTTTTCGATTGTTCCTTTATTATCCCTAATACTGAAGTCTGGCTTCTCGCCATCTTTTATTCTGGAAATGATATATGCGGTAGCCTCGTCGAAACAATAGGCATCATACTCTTCGGTTATACCGATTAAACTACTTGGCCTGACGTCATAGAGTTTCGACATGGCTATCACATTCAGAATCTCCTCACTTTGTACGAAACTGCTCGAGGGCCTTTACCCCCGACTGAGTGTAGGAGAAAATGGCCATCTTCTGGTCGTCAGACAGCTCCATGCCGGCAGCCTCGATGTCCTTAATGGACGGCTCAATCAAGGCAGCCTCAATCACCCGGTCGATAATGTCACACATCTCGCCGAGAGTGTTCTTACCCTGGCCGACCATAGAATCAGCACCCTTAGCAAACAGAGCCGTAGCCTGCTCAATCAGGCTGTTGGGAATCTTCCCAGACTTCACCATGACCAGCAAAGACGGCCGGCGGAGACGGGCCACAAAAGGCTGGTCGGGACCAAACCCAGGAAGCTCCACCACAGAGCCGGCGGCATAGTTGCGAATCTGGTCGATAGACGTAACCTGGAGCTGCTTCTGCGGCTCAGGCTGAGGCATAGGCACGACCTTGGCCGCCTCGGCATCTTCCCTCTCATAGGTACTCATAATGGCAGCAATCTGCTGTTCATCCATCCCCATATTCTGGAGCTCTTCACTTGTAAAACGTTTAGCCATTTTGATTTTCCTCCAATTTGTTTTTAATAACACAGAATGCTGGCCCACCTACTTCTCTTTCAATGGACCAGCAACTGTGCACTTGTTGTTCTTAGTTGTCGACCAGCTTGACTCTAACACCGTACCGATTCTCCGTACCATCCTTGATAAGGACGATATAATTCAGAGTATCGACCTCGTTACGGTCACCGCCCAGACGAACCATAAGGAACCCATCGGTGATGTTGACTTCCTTACCCTTGCCGGTGGTACGGTCCACGCGACCAATAACCCCGGTGGGAATCTCACTGAGGACCACATAGTAACCGTTCTGCTCAGCAGGGTCAGAACTGAAGTCGGTGAAACCAACCTGACGAATGGCGGACCCCACAATCACCGCATCATCCTCAATGGTATACTCACCGAGCTCGGCGGGCGTACGATTGAGGAATGTACCGGTTGTGGGAATGACAGCCTTAACCAGGTTCTCCGGCTCCACCAGGTCGGGCAGCTCGTCCACAAAGAAAATCTCATAGGGAGCCTCACCCGTATCAGGAGCCGAAGTGATGGTATACTCAGGAGCACGGAAGGTGCCATCCTCGGAATTGAAAGCCACCGGCTGACCCTGACAGTTGGGGTAGGTAGTTTTCTCATACCCCGTGATGATACCGGCAGCGTTGTAGATAGCGGAGTAGGCATTCAGCTTGAACGGCTTGCCCTTCTCGCCGGAGCCGGCCACAGGCGGCGTATACTTGGCAACGCCGAAGGCCGTCTCATTCTCGGTGACATCAGTCTTGGTGGCATCGGTCCAATACAGGACAGTACCGCCCTGGAGAACCTTGACCAGCTGGGGATTGAACACGTTGTCATGGAGCGTGAGCTCGTGGCCGGTAATAGTACTCGTCGCGGGCTTCTGGGCACGGAGCCGACCCTTGACCACCAGACGTACAGCCTCTTCCTCTTCGCTCTGTACCTCGACCTCAATCTGATTGGCCGTATCAAACCCGAACTCGCCATCGTCGGTCTCGATGGTCACCAGATTGACGTCAATAGTAGGAATCTCGTTCCTGGACTTGTTGACAGACATTAGGTCTTTTCCTCCTTTACATGTTATTGTGCTTCTTGTAATTCTCATACTCAATAGCTATGTAATGCCCTTTTACTGCCTCGTCATAATATGACGGAAGCTGTTGCCCGTACTGTTGTAACATCGGGTAGAGCTCTTTCATTGCTATCTTGACTTGTTGGACCAAAGGTTCTAACTCACTATACCTAAGTTTTGGTACATAGCAATAAATTGCATACATGTCACGGTCCGTAGAGAAATTGACATGATTATATGAACCATCATTTTTTACCACGAGATAAGGAGACGTACACTCACCAGTTTTCTGAGCCGGTGCATACACCTCAAATCCCTTTTCTTTCAGGTGCATAAAGATGTCTTGCCACCTGGACTCTCTCGCCTTAAATTCTTTCGGCCTGATGGGCAACCGTCACACCTCCTATCCACCGCTCATAAGGGAATCTAACAGAGTCCCAAGTTGCGATGTAATCTCCGGACCTTTGAGCCTTATTGTCGGCTCAATGATGGCATATCGTTGGCCCATAGAATACTCAAGGTACACACCATACCACACGTCCTTACCATGAGCTAAGGTAATCGTTGTGACGAACTTCTTTTTCGACTGTGTAACCCTGGCATTCAAGCCTCGTTCCGCATTACCCGTTCGATTGGTCCATGGATGGTGAGACTTCATATACTGTTCGAGCATACTCGCCTGTGAAGTCATGAAGCTCGTTACCTTGGCGAGGGTGACCGGGTTGTTGGCGTCCATCTTCTTAAGGCGAGCTTTTATCTGGTTTTTGCCCTCCGGGAAGTATACTCTGGCTGCCATAGTCAACCTCCTCAAACGATATGTGACAAATCAAATCCCACTCCATCACGTTATAGATGCCTGTAACATGACTTTCATGACCGTTAATCATCACACAATCGCCAATCTGAATCTTACACTTCTTTGGCACCTCAGGCGGTTCCACTGGCTCTTCCGGTTCAACCGGCTCCTCTGGAGCGGGCTCCTCAACCGTATCACCATCAATCGGAACATCGGGTACCTCTTCCCCATTCTCTCCATCATCCGGGACACTTGGCTCTTCGGGCTCCGGCTCTACCGGTTCCTCAGCAGGCTCAAATATATCTTCCCAGGGACACAAAAGAACGGGAGTTTTCTTGGTCCTCGTACTTGCTGCTTCGGCACCCATGAGAACAATATAAGCATCCAGGATGTGAGCAGAATGCTCATAGTAAAGACCCTTAATAGAAGCCACCTCTATGGACTCCCCAGTAGGTTCACCAAAGTCATTCTGCTCAGTCCTGAAAAACTTAAGCTCTGTGCCATTCCGGCGAATCTCTCGCCGAATCTTGTACAGCTCAAACCTGTTGTTAATCGCCATACATCAGCCTCCCTTCAAAGTGCCGGTATTATACCGACGATGCAAGGAGGCCAATCTCTTGAAATACCCAGAGGTATCGGTGGTGGAAAGACCACTGACGGTAATCATAGAGTCCTCAGACTTAACCACCAAGAGCTCATAGATTGTCGCCTCAACGTCGCCGTTGTTTTTCTCCAGATATTTCTCAATCTCGCCTTCCTCAAAATAAGGGCACATGTCCTCTCTGATTTCCAGGCGAATCTTCTCGACATCCGTCATGACTTTCCACCACCTTTACCTTACGCCTCGGCCTTAGCCTGGTCGTCCAAGTACTTCTTCACGATGCCACGAACCTGAGACACCTTCTTGGCTCCGGCGGTGTCGATGCCCTTGGCCCGTACAAACTCTTTCAGTTCGTCAGGCTCCCACTGAGACAGGGGCTTCTCCAGCAGAGTGTCCAGGTCCAGGCCCTCACCAGGCTCAGTCTCGCCATCGTCCTCATTCTCACCAGGGGCGCCATCTTCCTCGTCGTCGCCCTCGGTCTCGGGCGGCACCTGCGTCTTCTCCTTGGGAGGCTTGTCCTCAGCCGGCTCGGTGCCGACCACATGGAAACCCAGGCCCTTGTACACGGAATCGTATGCCCCGCGGGACACCTCGAAAATCTTGCTGCCGTTCGTAATCTTAACCATCAAATGTTCCTCCTTAACCACCAGTGGTGTCGGCCTTCACATCAATAATGCCGACGGAATCGGCCATTTCAAAGGAAGGCAGACAAATCATGGAAACAATGGTCTCCACATTGACGGGGTCAACCTTGGGAGAGGTAACCACAGCCACACCGGTATCAGTGATAGCCACATTGGTAGCAGTGTGAGCCATCAGGTCAGACTCGGCAGGAGTGGTACCAAACCAGGTGTTACCCAGGTCACCGTCGGGGAACATCACAAAGGTATCGGCCGGCATAAAGGGCTTGGTGGCCCCAGTCTCGTCCTTATACCGCTTGGCATTCACACGAACCTGCAGACCATCCAGCTGGTCGGCGATATAGTCCCGCAGCATCTGGTCAGTGATGGAACCCACATTGGACTTGAGGGCGAAAATCTCGGTCTTAATCTTCTCGTTCGCCCGGAGGTCACGCCAGGTCTTGCTGTCACACATGGCCCGGGTGACGGTCTCGCCGGTCTCGTCGTAGATGGTCTCCTTGAGAACCCGAATGTCCTCGATGGGGTCGGAGTTCTTGTGGTCAGACCAAGAGACAGAGACGGTGGACTTGTGGGTGACACCGTAGTCGAAGTTGAAGTTCTGACCGTTGGCCTTCATGGCCACCACACCGGTGGTCAGGGCCATCATGCGCATGCGCTCACGGGAAGCCCGGGCACCGCGGAGAAGCCGCATCTCGTCGTCGAACACACGGTTCATGACACTGTCGATATAGGCCTGATTACCGGTCTCCAGCACCAGGTTGAGCTCCTGCCGAAGCTCCTCATCGATGTACGTACTCTCCTTGAAGTACGGCATCTCGGCAGACAGCTTCTCAAAGCCGATACGCTCGCGGGGAACGGCGGACACATCAAAAGCACTGACTTTCAGCACGACAGGCAGGCCACGGGCACCCTTGAGCCACTTCAAGTCGATGCCGCGCTTCTTCTGATTGGGGAACAGCTCCTCACAGGGATACGGAGCCTCGTCCTGCATGAGTTCCTCCCAATAGGCGACCAGTTCAGAACTCTGCATGAGGTCGAAAATCGTCATTTCTGTTTTCCTCCTTTGCCTTTTATTACAGCTTGACGAACGTCAGCAGCGGGGAGGCACCGGTGATACCCTGGGCAGTGGTAATCTTGGTCACCACATCGGTCTCCAACCGGTTGAGGTTGACAAAACCGAAAATCAGGGCCGTACCATTGGCATCACCGTCCGTCACGTCCACATCATGCAGCAGAACCGCATTCATGGGAACAGCAGTGGTACCGGTGCCGGCGGCGGCCGGAGCCTTCACAGCAGTATTGGTGTCCGACAGGTTGATATTGATGGGGGTACCGGCCTTGACCAGTTTCACCCCGTTGGTGGCCGTGGTCGGACCCATACTGGCGGGCACGATACAGCCGACAGAATACTGATGCTCAACATTGGCAAGAATCTGCCGAGGAGCACCGTAGGTAGTCTTACGAATACCATCACGGTTAAGCATCTTGGCTTACCTCCTTGTTTATTTTATCCCCAGAAGCTCGTTTTCTTACCGGCACCGGATTTCCTCTGGGCCGCCAGCCTTTTACCCAGGCCAGTCGTAACACCGGTACCCTTATTCTTGTCCGAACCCTTGACGGAGGCACCAGTGCCTTTCTGCCCCGTAGCCTGAGCACCGGGCTGGCCCTTATCGCCTTCGTCGTTATCATCATTGGTGATGAACCAAACAGGATATTTCGTCTTGAGCTCACCAAGGATAGTCTTGAGGTCGGTGTTGTCGGACATCTTGGAGACCGCCAGAGTTACCACATCGTCGACATACTGAGCCTGAACACCGAACTGCATGGCCTCAGCCTTAGCCTCAGCCAGCATAGCCTTCTGCTCGGCCTCGGCCACCTTTGCATTGGCCTGAGCCTGCTGTTCCTGCTGCTTCTGCTCATCGGTCTTGGTGCTGTCGACGAGGGCCTTAATCATGGCCAGCATCTTGGCATCGTCGGGGTTGACGCCGAGCTCCTGGAAAACAGAGGAACGGCCCTGCTTCTTCTCGCGGGCCATCATCTGATTCACCTGCTTCTGGGTGAACGTCTTTTCCTTGGTCTCAGCACCGCCGGTCTGCTGTTGCTGATTCTCCTGAACACCGTCCTGCTGCTCTTCCGCTCCAGAGGCACCCTGTGCACCGGTCTGGTCCTGAACGTCATTCTCGTTCTGCTTGTTTTTATCCATTTTACTTTACTCCTTTTTGTAATTGTCCACGAAATAAACCCGTGGTGGTTATTGTAGCCAATCCTCTTATTTATTTTATGTTGTTACAAGGTCACCAACAGTTACACCGAACATTACACCTGTTTACATTTTACTTTGCCTTTCTCTGGCCAGGCTTTAGCACTCGTCGTTAGAACTCAACAGATAGAGAAATGGAGCTCAATTTCCTCTCCAGTTATGGTGTTGGTCACCATTGAGCCCTCATACTTCTTCATCAGTTCGCTTCTTAACGAAATCAGCTTCTGTCTTTGCTTCTTGAACTTGGAGTTCTGCTTCTCCGGAATACTCTTACCTTTTCTCCGCTTAGCGAACAGCCGGAGAGCATTCGTAGAAACTTCTTTCCTCAGTTCACTGGTATGACGGTCGTCGGCCTGAACATAATGACGACAGCCACACACAGGGCAATCGAGATATGTAACAAATATTGACTGCCCATCTTTCGTTTTATACGGATTGTTAAACGTAACACTTTGCTTTGTGACATCAATCAAGGCCTTACATTCTTTGCACTCCATTTTGAAATTCAAGCCTTGGGTTGATTCTTCCGGAAGTTGCACGGAATACGGTTTTCCCTGACTATCCATGAAGTTTTACCTCCCTATTTATATAGTATTATTATATCACAAGTTGATTCACCTGTCAAGAGATTTTTTGAAAGTTTTTCAAAAAGTTTTAGGAGATTGGGACCCACAATCATCACAATTATGAGCCCCAAGGCCTAAAATCTAACCCTCTGAAAAACTCAACCATGTCTTGATACTCTTCTGGAGACAGACTATAATCTGCCATTCTCTGAACCACCTCAACCTGGTCAACATCTACCTCGATAGTACATTGACCATTAGGATGGTCCAAAGGAATATTCTCAGCAGAATAAAATACCCCATTACGGTCCAGACACAAACTACAAGGATGATTACCGTCCGCCCTCCAGACATACCCTCGAACAAATGGATTATCCCTCGTGAGACCTACCAACGTCTGTTGATATGCATGCTGAATCATGGTCCTTGCCAATCTTTGAGCATTATAGTCCACTTGACCATTATGAACGATGCCGGTCCTCATTCTACCATTCTCAGACCAACGACTGACTTTCCAGGGTAATGCAGCATTAGGGTTCACATACCTCTCAAGCTGTGTGGCTATACTGTACAAACTTTGATTTTCGGCTATACCACGAGCTATGATAGTGTACATATCCCTCAGGTTACCGTCCGTTATCTTCCAGACCCTCTGACTAAGGTTATGCCCGTTCTGATACAGGTTACCTGTAAGGATATTACGAATCGCCATATCTTTCACCCTTGAAAACTTACGGTCAATCGACTCTGGGGTAAACCCCAAACTGGCAAGCCATGCTCTATTCACTCGCTGTACCACATCACCCATATATGTCACATGATAATTGACACTTGAGTTAATCTCGGTCGTAAGCTGCTTTGAGGCAGACCGAAGTTGATAGTACAACTGAACAAGCTCTCTTTGCTCACTTAATGAACCAGGAACTCGGGAGAGGTTCCTCGCCTGCTCCCGAATATCCTTAGCCCATTGATTGTATAGGTGTCGTATCTCCCTTTCCTGAGATTTAGTTATGCTATCTCGGGCCTCCCAAGCATCCCTAAAAATCGGGTCACCATTATTGGTAGGATTATACTCCGCCATTTTGCTGCTGTTCGTCCAACAGAATCTCAGCCACAGCATCAGGCAGGCCCATTGCCCTAATCAAACTAACAGCCTGAGCACGACTGAACATACCATTTCTGTAACTGTTCATAATGTTAATCAGACTACTAATCTGCGTACCGTTAAGCTTGTCGATAGACTGCCGAGACCGAGAAGTAAACTGAAACTGACGATTCATACCGCCAGTAAAGGAACTTGTAGGCTTATCTGTTTCGCCTTCGCCCTCAACCGGTTTATCTTTATCCCCACCCATATCCTGTGTGCCATCACGTTTAATCGCATTGATACCCATAGCATTGAAATCATCCACACCGGGATTGATGAAACTATTGTCGCCATTGTAGCCGTTATTACCAAATGCACTATCGTCAAGAATTTGCCGCTCAAATGCAATCTGGAACAGCTCTTCCTCGACCTCCTGGTCAGTCAAACCACGCCACTTCTTCATGTAAGACTTTTTGGACATAACCGAAGCCTCGACCTCTGCCAAATCGGTGGTCTTTTCCTCAATCTCGTCCTCAGGAAGCGGAGTGTTCTGGAGAACCTCCACCTCATAAGCCACAGGAGAAATGACATCATTCGTATACTTCTTGATACAATTGGGATAAACCATAGAACCCTGAATGATGATGTCCACCATTGCAGAAAGCTGCGGTCCCCACATTTTCATCTTTTCCTTACACCTGACAATCAAAGGCCAATAAATAGCCTTCAAAGCTTTACCAGAGGTAATGGCACCCTGCATTGTATCAAGTGTGATGTTAGGCATATCAACCTGCTCATAGCCTGCTGTCTTGATTCGGTCAAGAGAAACCTTGAGCGACTCACTATACGACATCTTGGGTTCAAGCAGACCGACCTGAGGATGCGGGTCCTCAAGATTCTGGTCAGAACCGAGGTCCCAAAAAGCACCAGCACCGGTCGACAGATTCTTGGTAGAGCTACTCGCCATATCGACCGTATACTTGGTGGGGTTCATAGACTTACGCTGTGCGTCAGAGTCAGCATTTCCAAGCTTGGAATACCACATCTCATAGTCCATCAACAGGTCAACCTCAGATTCGCCGAGAATTTCACCTGTCAGGCCATCATTGATGAACACAGCGGCCGGAATAAACGAAAGCTTAATAGGCTGACGGTCGGTGATTTTCTCAAGTTCTTTGCATGCACCATCATACATAGTTTCCTCAAGATAAATCGTGCCGTCGTCCTCCATGTCAAACTTCTTTTTGAAAATGCGCTTCTCAGAGTTAACTTTACTATCCTTAGTAATGACAAAGCACACAAACTTTGTAATGACATTAGGATTACCGGGCTTTGTTTCATACAAAAACTGAGTGCTATTCAAGAAAGTAATGGTAATTCCATCTTCCTCATTAAAGTTAACCAGACATGCCACCCTTTTACCGATGAAACAATCTCTGGCCGCCTTAATCAGAATATCCGAGAACCTGTTCTTGTCGAGCACCGTTTTCAGCAGGTCATTCATAATGAGCAACGCCTGCTTACTCTCAGGAGTTTCCTTGCCAAGGTCACCTTTAGGACCAACAGTAATGTCGGGCTGCTCAGCAAAAAGGAACCGAGCCTCCTTGTTAATCAGAGAAGCACACATCTTGTACTTCAACCTGGCCGGGACATAGTCACCATTGGTACCCTCGACATAGAAGTCTTTACCCTTCTTGTAAATCTTGTAGTACAGGCAAACCTTTTCAATGTCGTCGATTACATCCTGTGCCGATGTGCCAGCCTCTTCCCTGATAAGCTGGTAAGGAATCCTGTTATATGCTTTGATTTTCTCAGCCTGCTCTTCGGCTGTCTGCTGGAGTACCAGCTCCTCTTCGCTTTGCTGCCTCATAATACCCTCCCTACACCTTGGTCAGGTACTTCTTATCAACAGCCCCGGTAATAGCACCAGAAGCCTGGGTAGAAACCACAATACGGTCACCATCAATCTGCCGTACAAACAGATTCGTGTTGTAGACAAAAGACGAAAACTTGGTGGTCTTACCATAAACCGGAGCATTAGCCTGAATCTTGACCTTGTCCCCGACCTTGAGAGCCGTACCGGGCTTGCTCACATCAGCAGCATCGACCCACCCATACACATTACTCGTACCATCGGTATGAATCACGTGATACGGATGCTTAGAATTAGCCGAAATGGCAGTCACCTTGGCCTTACCAGGGTTAGCCGCCGAACCGTTGATAGCATTGGCATTGGTGTAATGCTTGCTGCCGGTGAACTGAAGCACGTCGCCGACCGAAATATCAGCGGCCGTAGCAGGAACAGACGGAAGAACAACGGGACCGGTAGAAGTAGCCTTCCTGGCATAATTAGGAATGCCATAGCCACGAATGTACCTGGCATTCACCTTGAGATTCCTCCGACCAACGGCATTGCTCATATTGCCCTCAATAATGGTCATAGAGTTACCGTTCACGGTTTCCACGATGCCAATGTGGTCAGCAGCACAGGTACACTCACCGACACCATTATCGTCCCAGTCATAAAAAATGTAATCAGCCGGCTTGGGAACATAGGCATCATTCTCCTCCCAAGAACCGAACCTCTTAAACAACTGGATATGCTTCTCACACCCACACTCGGTAGGAATAATGTCCGTCAGGCCACAAGCGATAGCCACGGCACTGGCAAACGTACTGCACCATGCGTCGGTGTACTTAACAGGATAGCCACGAGCCAGAGGCTTATGAGAATTATACAGGTCGATGATTTTCTTGTGAGACCCATTGCTCTCCTTGCAGCCGAGCCAGCTACGAGCCTGTGCCACTACCTTGGCACGAAGTTCATTTTCAGTCATATTTATTCTCCTCTCTGAGGTTTAATGAGACAGCTGCCCGAGTGCCTGCATGACCTTGTCATAGCCGACCATAGAGCACAGCCACGACAGAACACAAAGGGCAATGATACAGATGATATACTGAACAGTAAATGTCAGGCCAACATAAAACGCATAGCCGACACTTACCGCCAGTGCCAGAACGATGGCCACTACGGCCACAGTGATGTTGGAACTCGCCAACTGCTTGCCCTTATTATCGAGCATCTTCTTGAGCCCCTCTACGATAAGGCTTGTAAAGATAGAGCAAGCGAGAAGCATCACCAGAAACACCTGAATAGGCATACTCTTTCCTCCATTTCATAGATTTTGATTGTCCTTGTTCTCTTTTTCCCACTTATGCTCACGTTTTCGGTCCTTTGTAGTCCGAATCCATCCACATATACCACATTCACCAATCAGTGAAGCCACCACGGCACAGGCATATGCCTCTGGAATCGAACCCTGAGTCTCGTAAATGTGTAGCATTCGAGAATTAAACCACAAGAAAATGGCAAAAATGAACACCAAAACGATGTTCAGCGTACCAATCTTCGCGATTTTTCTTTTTATTTTTGTCAGCCAATTTGTTTTCTTCTTCTTAACCGGCTTGGCATATCTCTTACCCTCGTACATTAGCCGAAACCTCCCCTCTTGGAGTGGAAATTCTTTTCCTTTACATCGGCAACAGTCACACTATCGAGGGCATACCAAATAGCAGAGAACGTATGCGGGTCAATATTAAACTCGTCATACAAGGTTTTCCCATTGGAATCCTTTTTATATGTCAAGTACATCAACTCTTTTGCCACATTCTTGCATTTGGGACTACAGATGATTTGTCGGAACCGCTTTACCTTACGAGTATTACTCAAGCGGGAATTAGCAAACTTATTCCGACAAGCGCGAATCATAAAGCCCATCTGGCGATAGTACATAATCGCTTTGGGGTCCTCATTATCGGCCACCAGCATCTTATTGTAGCCTTCATCTGAATACTCAATTAACCGGTCTTTAAGCTTTTGCATTTCAGGGAGCCGAGCCATTTCGGGGTCGGTCAAATGATTTACATACACTTCATCCCAGATATACAAGATACCATTCTGACTGTCAACCGACATACTCACCACAGCATTGTAGCTTTCCTCAAACCCGAAGTCGAACCCAAAGTACTGATTCTGAGGACCAAGAGCTCTTACTTTCTCGACGAAGCCCTCGTCCCTTCGAGCCAATCTGAACTGAGGCAATACTCGAGTACCAGAAGCACCGAAACGACCAAACCGGGCCACCAGATACAACTGATAGTCATAATTCTTAAGGTCGTCCAAACGCTTGAGGTACTGCCAGGGAAGCCATGGATTATCAGTAGGTACGGTATGATGATAGTAAATGCCATTTTTGATTAGGCACTTCTTCTCATAGAACTTTTCCTCAGGCATAATCACATGCTCATAGCCTTCATCATCTGTACGAACAAAGAAATGAGTGTACACCCAATTCTCACGATTGACGGGGTTACAGCTGAGGATAAAGTGCATACTGACATTTGGAGTACGGATACGTCCTAACAACTCTGTGTAAGCTTCTTGCGAACATTCTGAACACTCTTCCATCCATACGATACTGATACCGTTGATAGACTTCACTTTTTCGGGTTTATCCATACCTTTGAAAATGATTTGGGACCCATTCTGAAACTTGATACGCAAAGGAGCTTTACTAGCCAATGCCTTGGTCTTGGACTTTCTGAACTCAACAAAGTCGTCGGTCAGCAGATTCATGTCGTCGAGTATCTCTCGGAACAAATCATAGCAGCTCTCAAAGATTGTATCAAAGACTTGGCGGACTACCAGCACTTTTCTTTTTTCAGCCAAACACTTGAGGATAATTTTGAAGGCGATGTGGTATGACTTCCCAGAGCCATACCCACCGACCTCCAAATATGTTTCATAGTCCCAGTTAAAAACGAAGTCCTCAAATGCAGGGCTTACCTTTTTAACTATCTTCATCCTCGTCCTCCCAATCCTCAGGCCATTCGTCCAAGTTGGGGGAATCTTCATCCTCAATCACTTCGGTTGTTCTCCGCTCAGCTTCTCTCTTGGCCTTAGCCTGTTTAGCCTTGGCCTCTTCGGCCTTTTTCTTTTCAGCAGGGGTCCGTTTACGTACCTCGACCGTACGAGCCTCGCTACCATCATCCTCCACCGTAGCTTCAACATCGGTAATCTCGGTCTCATTGTCACTGGCGCGCTTAACGGTAATCTCAATACTGGTATCATCACCGAGTTCATCGACCAGAGAAGCCTTACCAGACATATTCCGCCATTTGTCTTTCTGCCGATTGTACAGCCAAGTCTGAATAGCAGATACGTTCGGGGCCTGCTCTTTTTCGGTGACCTCTTTGATAGTCTCAACCACCTTACCATATCGCATCGTGGTGGTGACCTTTACCTCTTTGGTCTTATAGCCGAGAGCCACACGAAGTAAAGCATTCTCGACTTTGTAATCGACCAACTCCCTGCCTACCCTCAGAGCAGCGTCGAACTCTGGAACCTCACGTCTTGCCCTCGTAATCAGAGTGGGACTAATACCCAAACGATTGGCAATATCGGTGATGGTGTAGCCGTCTCTTGTCCAACTTTCGACCAGAAGTAAGTTATCATCATCTTTGCACCAATCGGCAAAGGTTTGGGTTCTATCGAACAGTTCCTCAGCATCGGGGGAGTGTCCGATTTCTTTCTTCCCCATAGACTATACCTCCAATCGTTATTATCATTATATCACATACAGGTAAATATGTCAAGACTTTTTGAAAAAATTTTTTAATGTGGTTATACATCAAATATGCTATATATTTTCTTATCTTATAGAAAAAAATATATAAAGAAAGAGAACTTACTTCTGGCCTTAGCTAATGACCAGAAATATTTGGTGGTCGTTATTGGCCACGGAAACGGCTAGCAGTTTTTTGAAGTTTTGCCCTCTTTAGCAATTCATACTCAGAAACTCAGGTCGGTAATTTCTTCGGCCTTATCGTGTGTGTTTTGTTTCGGGGTGTGGGGAGCAAGCAAGCAATAAGCAAAAATCATATATTGCCGGGAAAGCAGCTCTCCAAACTTAGGAGCCCCCGCCGCACTCAACGCCGCACCAATAGAATGTATCCCCCTCGGCCTCTACTCTGGAGCTCTATTCATTCTATCACATGCAGCGTTGTTTGTCAATATGCAATTTTCACAAATCTGAAAAATTTTTGCGGCTGGCACTGGGAGCTGGGAATTGATGTATGGATGTGACGGAGGTCGTCACTCAATCAACAAATCCCTGAGGCTTTATCCCTATATAACTCTCTATCCTATTCTTATTATCTGAACTACTATTGAGGGTTATACCCAGCAATCACATGGACCACAAATCAGTCTGGACTCTCATATCCACTCACCTCTCTTTATCTTATGTATATATTATACCACAGGTGAGCTTCAATGTCAATAGGTTATTTCACATTTTCGCACTTTCTTTTCCCAGAGGAGGGGAGCCATATTTCAGGCTCCCACTCTTTACTCTCTGGGATTCGCCTACCAGGAGACTTACTGGACCACTCTCTTGGGGTCTTTCCGTTCTGGTGGTATCTGATATTAGGCTGACTTCTTGGAGCTCTTGGTGGTCTTACCAGTGGCCTTAGTCTCGGCCTTAATTCCCAGGACCTTGTTATACTCGGCCATCACCTCAGCCTCGGTACCTCTCTTGACCATCTTCCGCTTACCGGCACCATCGGCAGACCAGAGCTCGAACTTCTGGGTCTTGTCACGGAGGATAACCTTGTAGCGGATACCGGACTTCTCGTCCCTGGCACTGACCACCTTCTTGGTGGCACCGGTGTGAACGTGGACCTGCTTCTTCTTGGCCGTCTCGTCGATTCGGATAGTGGCCACGGCCTGCTTGTCGGTCCTGCTCATCTTGACCAACCGGACATCCTTGTCGGTCTTGCGGGACCCGAACACCAGACTGGCGTTCTCGGCCTTGAACTCGTCGAACATCTCAGCCGTCATAAGGAACTCACCGGCCTCATTCATGCGGTAGGCCTTCAGGAACTCGGGGACCTCGGTCTTGACGATGGTAGCGGTCTCGCTCTTCTTGGTGCTGCTCATTTTCTTCTCCTCCTTCTTGGTGGTGGCCTTGGTGGCCTTCTTCTCGGTGTTGACGGTCTCGGTCTGGGAAGCGGTGGTCTCGGTGGTCTGGACCTCGGGGTTGGTGTTCTGCTTTTTCATCTTGAAAACTCCTTTCAATCTGTGAGGGGTTATCCCTCAGTTTCTGTATTCATTATACCAGGTTTGGATTCGCTTGTCAAGAGGTTTTGGAAAAGTTTTTGGATTTTTTTTTGCCTCGCCTCTCGCCATCGGTTTGGGCTCCCTCTTGAACTGTCTTTATTATATCAGGTCTGGACCTGTCTGTCAAGAGGTTTTGCGAAATTTCTTGGAGAAATTTTCGCCGGTCAGTGTTTAGGCCATCATGGCCTGGTAGGCCTTGAGCATCTGCTCGTTCTGCTTCAGCAGGTTCTCATTCAGATTGTCAAGGTTCACCTGGAGCTGAGCCATCTGCTCGGTCTGATTCTGATTGGCCGCCTTGGCCTCGGGCTTGGACTTCTGTCCGAACAACTTTTTGAACATCTTGGGAACCTCCCTTTCTTGATTCTGGATTCATTATACCACAATCACTCGGGTTTGTCAATAGGTTTTTGAAAAGTTTTTGAAAAACTTTTGTGGATTCAGAAAAGGAGACACACACCCGATTCAAGGATTCTTGTCGCCTGTTCTACCAACGGTACCCACACCTCACGTGGTACCTTATTGAACTTCGCCAGCCAACTGAGATAATCGCAAATATAATGAATATCGAACTCTGCGTATCTGCCAACCTCCATAGCATCCAGCGACCTTTGGATTCGCTGAATTTTGAGCTGCACACCAGTCAGCTTCTTGGCCTTCTGTGCCATCTTGTTATCTCCTCCCTATCAGAATATGAACTCGGTAAAAACCTCTTTGTCGCCCTTGAAGCACCGCTCTCGGTTCATATCAGAAAAGTTGGTAGCCGAGTAGGTTCTGGCGGACCGGTCATATTCACCGCGTACCCACACCTGATTCTCTTTTGGCTCCTCAATCTGCTTCAGAGTGAAGTAGGTACCTTGCCTCAGGTCTCGGATTTTCACTTGTGCACCTCCCTCGTTTCATCCTGTGACTATCATATCATATCCATCGGCATCTGTCAATAGGTTTTGCGAAAATTCTTGAAAGAAATTTCAGCCAGACATCTGGTCTGTATTCATATATAATATGATACCCACCGACCACCTCGGTAGTACACCTCCTACCACATCTGTCTGCACTTCGCCATCACCACATCTAATATGCATTATCACATCATCTTGTCTGCATCATCATGCACCATACATACATGAATTTCGCATTGCACTCAATTACTCAGAAGATAAATACACACTCGAAAAACCTATAAATAAAACATGTACGAGTTTCCTATAAATTTCTTATACACATTCTTAAAATTCACTTAGATGACTCGGGCTACGTACACCTAACATGTGTTTGACTTTTCGTAGGATTCTCTCTTTAACTTTCCATCTGGATTTCTCAGTTGTACCGCCAAATTCTCTGGACCAATCACTGGTGCCAAACCGAAGAGCAAAATCAATCTGGTCGAGTTTACCTTGATAGTAACCTTGCCAGAAACTGCCGGCCGGCATACCCTGTAACTGATACTCAGCATTTTTCTTTTGTACCAGCAAATATTGTTTCATTTCTTTTGTCAGTCGCGCCATATTTATCTCCCCTCAGTCTTGAGCTTAGGTTTAGTCTATTTGACCCTGTTTCCTAATCCCTTCTTCGCAAACTCAAATCTGAATTACTAAAACCTTTCTGGCTACTCTATTTCCAAAACCCTTTTGGCAATTCACATTTGAGTTTCATCTTTTCAAAACCCTCTTGGCGAACCTCAATATTTAAGACACCAACTCAGGACCTCCAGGCTTACAATCACCTTTTTGGTCCTGAGTTGACATCCTCAAATTTCCTAAATCACTCTTCGTCCCATTCGGAAGCCTCTTTCTCAGCCTCCTCGGTTTTCTTAATCGCCAGGTTCACCGCGTCACGGAGATTGTAGAGACCCTGCAAATCATTCACGTGGAAAGCACCCTTGAGGAATACCTCAGTAGTTTTCTTTCCCTCTTTGACCTCCATGTTCTGGGCGATTGTGAAACCTCCCTTGGAGCAGTTAGAAATTACGATACTCCTCGTATCGGTTACCTTACCGCGGGAGATTTCGGAGTACTCAATCCTCTTCGGCATCTTCCTCACCGTCCTCACTCTCAATGTCCGCCGTCACCAAAATGGTAAACTCTTTCAAGTCGTCAGAGTTCAATGGGAGCTTGTTGAGATTGTCCATTTCGATGTAATCGGTGATACCATTGAACTCCACTTTGGATTCACCGTCGTCGTCGATGGTCGTACGCTTGACCCGGAAGTTACCGAGATTCAGCACCTGGGGTTTACCGGTGCCGGTAGGCACCTTAGCCTTAATCTCCACGTCATTGTTTAACAGCTGCTGGAGCTTAATCGTATTGGTGAGCTCCGAATACTTAGCAGCGAAACTGATGGAGACCGAACCATTAGCACCTACTCGGTAACCGGCATTTGTCACGACCTGTTTTACCTTCAAAATCATGTTGCCGATTTCCTCACTTTCTTAAATTTGTTTTCGTTCTCTTTTGCGAATTCCTCTCTGGCAGATGCACCAGATTTTACCACCCGCCGAGGAGTTACCTTTTCCTCTAATTCTACCAAAGCCTCTTGGTCAATTCCCAGAAAATCCTTGGTGTGATTTTCAATCTTTTCACCAACAATCAAACTGTGGAGACCTTGCAAATCTTCTGGTCGAACCAGGAGAAATACTTCATTCGTCTGAATAAACTGTATCGCGAATACCGGAATCTTGTGAGACACCGAGGAGTTATACATCAAGGTGTCTATGTCAACTTTCGCAATTCTAATTGAGCTTGCATCTGTCGATTTCAACTGACAGATAACATCTTCGCTCTGACCATCTTCCTTTACTATCCAACCAGAACCACTATTTGGTGTTGGAGTTAAACCTAAGGACTTCATCACCTGGGCTTCATTTCTTCTGTAGAACTTACCAGACCTCTTTGGCATACTCACATCCCCTTGACTGTTTCACCAATCATAAAATCGAGAAGTGAACACCCTTGAGCAAGTCCAGCCATTTGGTGTTTTATACAAATCAAACCAATCGCACATATCATTTCAAGTGGAAGGTTTGATTTGGGTGCCTCAAATACCGCTTCATACAAGCGCCTTTGGGATTCTTCATCAGGCTGCATTGTTAAACTCACACGCCAGGTTAAACCATCGAGAACCAAACGTTCAAAATGGAAATGTAAGTTGTCGGTACCGAAAGCGTGAGGTTCGTCGTTCTTTAGGAAGTAGTCAAACCCCACAGGCTGCTTTTCAACGTTTCGTCTGTTTACCAGTTCCTTTGGAGTTATCACCTTTTCTGTACTCCCTCCTTATCCAACCGGCTAAATTATTTAACTGTTCTGCGTCACTTGGTGTTAATCTGCTGTACAGATAGAAACCTGTTGAACCATCAAAATCGTACATACAGTACCAATATCTTGTTTTCTCTAAAACACTCTTTGGTGTATCTTCCATAAGTTTCACCAATTGATGTGAAGCTGCATCAAACTCTTGGTCGGTCAAAATTGATTCATCCATGTTGTAATACAGAATACTGAAAACGATTATGCGTCTTTGGATGAACTCAATTCTTGTTTTGTTATCCCACCATTTACAAGGTAAGCAGCTATCGAAGTCGTAAC